AAGAGATGCGATGGATGGGTCTTCCTGAGTTCCTCGATAAGAAGTCCGTAACCAAGCAGGAGATTCAGGATTTTGTTGGTGCCAATCAGCTAGATATCAAAGAGGTCGTAAGATCCGAAGATGCCCTGACCGACGCCGATGCCCTGCAACGTATCCGGCTGACCCTCCCCGGTGGCGAGAACTACCGCGAGGTGGCGTTTACCTTGCCAGGGATAGCATCGGCAGGCTTTCCTGAGTTTTATATAAAATACTATGGAGTCCTCCGGCCATTAGATGCCAGCACATTTGATGAAGCCGTTGCCGAGGCACGGCTAATGGGCGAGGTAGGTAGAGATAGCAGTCGTGTCGTATTCCGGGGTTATAATCGCCCGGGTGTGGATCTCACAGGAGGTCATCTCAAAATACCCAACACCCTCGCTCATGTTCGACTGAAAGACCGCACTGGCCCCAATGGTGAAAAGATATTGTTTGTTGAGGAAATGCAAAGCGATTGGCACGCGCGGGGGAGGGAATATGGGTATCAGGATTCTCCTCAGTTCTTCGGGAGGCCGTCTGTGCCGGAACTCGAATCAGATTCTGGTCCCTTTTGGGACGTCGAAGATGAAACCGGAAAGTTTGTGACTGAGGTTGTGGAGTTCGATGACCGCGTCCCTGATGCACCACTTAAAAAAACGTGGTACGAAATGGTGTTCCGCCGCATTGCACGAATGGCGGCAGAGGGAGGGTACGATAGCGTGGCGTGGACCCCTGGTGAAATACAGGCGGAGAGATATGATTTGAGCAGGCAAATCAGTGAAATACATTTAAGTGGAACAAACTTCAAAGCATACGATTTGGATGGTAGGACAGTTATCGAGCAGACAGGAGTTAAGGCTGACGATTTGCCTGAATTGATTGGTAAAGAGGCCGCAGATCGGTTGCTGGCACAAAAGCCGGAACGCGGTTTGCGTTCACTTACTGGTGAGGATTTAAAACTTGGTGGTGAAAAACTAAAAGGTTTGTACGACGGGAGGATTAAGAACTATGCCAGTGACTTTGGGAAGAAGTTTGGGGCCAGGGTTGGGACCACGGAGATTAACCCTTACGATGATGGGGCCATAAGTGGTGAACGTATTATGGAACGTTTAGGGATTCCTGGATCAGATTGGCATGAGCATTGGCGCAACCTTACTCAAGATCGGCGTGACGAACTCATAGAACAGTATCGCAGAAGGTTTGAAGGGACGAAAGTCTGGAACCTCCCCATTACTCCTGAGATGAAAGAGGAGTTACTTACACAAGGTATCCAGAAAATTGCCCATGGCGGATTCATCGATAAACCATTTTACGACAGGGCCGTCTGATGGCTGACGAACCACGCCCCACGGAGCAGGAACCAACTGGAATTGCTACGTTGGAACCAGGTCAGACAGATAAACCTACTGGTCTACTCAATCTATACCACGCCACCCCTGTAGAGGGGCCTATTGACTTTAGCATAGGAGAATTAGGGGCGCATTTTGCGAAAAACCCGGATATTTCTCGAAGGGCCATGACGCTCTCGCAGAATGAAAATTATAGGATTTTAGAAGCAACGGTTGATCTAGGAAATGTTGTAACGGTTCCAGAACAAGAGTCGTTTTTTAACGCGGAAGATTTAGTAGAAAGTTTAGTGGACCAGGGTTCTATATCCCCGGAGCAGGCTTCAGAGGCTTATGACTCAATAGGTCGTCTTGAAGAGGACACAGACCATCCCGCTATGGCAAGGGCGCAGCAGGTTTTAGATGAGGCCCATATTTATGATCCTGCCTCTTTGACAAAGCAGGCCGAGACAGAGCTTCTCAGACCTTTTTTAAAACAGTGGGGCATAGATACCATTCGCTATTGGAATACCTATGATGCGTATGGAGAATTGGGAAGACTAAAAAATCTTCCTGGTGTAAAGGAAGAGCTTGAACTCGGTACACAACCAGCATGGTCTTATATTGTAGTCGATCCTGAACGGGTTCGTTCCGTAACGGAATATAAGCCGGGTCTTCCCGCTCCACGGCCCACGGAGCAAGCTACCGTACCCGAAACATCCAGTGAGCGTTTAATCGAGCTACGTCAGGCTGCGGACCCCACACGTCTCCCTGAAATTATCCACGAACCCAAGACCCCAAGAATTACGCCCGGTCGCGCATTCCGAGGACTGGGCAGTTTAATAGGGCCTGGCTCGAAACTGAAGGCTGTTAAACGGCTATTTACTCTGGCGCAGCAGGGTTACCAGTTACTACCGGAAGAATATCAACTTCTCGGGGACGTTCTGGACATGGAGGCCCTGACGAAGCCGCTTCCGGGAACGGGCGTGGGCTTAGATTATTTTCGCCAGATGTTGGGAAGGGTGCCACCGGCTCCAACATCACAAGAAGAAAGAGAGCAACCAACTGGAATTGCTACGTTGGAAAAGAGCCAAGAAGCCCGCAGGGCTTATGACGAGGCTATGGGAATAACAAAGAATTTTAAGCCTACTTTCGAGAAGCTTCCTGGAGAATGGTTCTTGGTCGAGGGAGAAGCGGAGTATGCGGAAGGTGACATAGGAGAATATAACCACGAAGCAATTGTTCGCAGGAATGTGCTTTATAAATTAGCAGACGCCGCAAATGACTTTTTAGATGCGGGTATCAATTTGGATGATGAATACATAGACGAGACTACACTGGAATACATTATGGCAGAACAGGTGGAAGGTGCTGCCGACCCACAGGCTATGATGGATAAAATGGGGGTTACACAAAAGGAAATAGATGTTGCTCTTGGCCGCAGTAATGCTACCGATTATGGGATAGAAGAACTTGGTTATGTTCGTGTTGCGGGGAATAATTTGCAATTAAGCGGTTTGACGAGATCTAAAATGCTGGAGATTGCGAACGGCTTGTATGATGCGGTAGGAGATGAATCTATAGAGGGGATGACTTTTAATATAGAGGATTCTGCAAACGGCAAATTCTACAAAGACGTTCCCTTTCCCGTGTTTAGTTCAGGCAGCATGAAAGCCCTACGTGATTATGATACGGCCATCGTTGGAATGGCCGAAGGTGGCTTAGTACAGGATCCGTTGTCCGTTGATTACGCCTCCGGCGGGTTCATGGACAAGCCTTTGTATAATGACCGCAGGATGATAAGCTAATGCCCCATGTTCCGTTAACCCTGATAAGAGAACATTTCACCCGGGAAGTGGCTGGGCGAAGAGATTTGTGATGACAGCAGCGCAACCACCCGCAGGTATCCGCAACAACCCTGGTATGATTACAGCGCAGGCAGATGGTAAGCCCCGCTATGCCGGAGAAATAGACTCCTGGGTCGGCCCTACATCTGGTTTAACGTATGCGATATTTGATTCCCGGGAGATGGGACTACGGGCCATGTTTCGGGAATTTACCACAAAGCTCCAGCGGCACAAGGGGGATGTAGAACTCGCTATCCTAGAATATCTAGGGGGTGGTAGAAAAGGAACCATAGAAGATCGAATAAAGCGGGCTAGCAACGCCAACGATGATCCCGGAGCCTATGCCCGAAGAGCCCAAGAGGCATATGATAACGGAGTTAAGTATGGTGGTAACCTTTACACTGGCTTGCAAGGTTTGGTCGCACGGGCAGTACTGGAAGAAAATAAACCGGAGCATCGAGACTGGTATTTAAAAGACCCAACGATTATAGCCGAGGCAGAGAAACTGGCGGGGATTGACGTTCCAGCGAACTATTCGCTTGACTCTACCAGGACGCTCATCAAGTTTCTGAACATGCCGCCGGAACAGGGGGATTATGATCCTTTTAGGAAGCCGGTAATGCAGTATCGAGCGCCGGGAGGCTTGGTAGAGACTACTGCATTACCGGCTCCAACATCAATGGCTAATAGTCCTTACGACGCGCTCTTTGCTAATACGGCGGACCCTGTCGATGAGCAGCCGGGGGACCTAAGTGCTGTATCGGCGTCTGAGTATCTTATTGGTACGCTGCCGTGGTATACTATTCAGGCTGGGACCGCTTCTCGTGGAGTCGGGGTGCGCGCGGATCCAATTTCGGCCCGCTATCTTCCAGCAGTATCCGCCGAGCTACAGCCGGTTTCTGGCGGCGCTAGATTCACCACTGCGGCGGAGTCGGGCGGCAATCTGGGTCCCTTGTCGGGTCGCGTGGGCATTTCAAAATATTGGGAGGAGTATCTAAACAAGCCTGGTTCTAGGAGTGGGGATACGATTACCGGGGGGATTGGTCCTTTAACGGTTTCCCGTGACATATTACGGAGTATTCAGCCGGGTCGAACAACACAGCAGCCTCTAACAACACGGCAGCGAGTCTTAGAAGCAGGGATCGGCCCTTTTGCGCCTTCGGGCCTTGAGCCGTGGTTCACTAATCCAGTACTTGAGGCATCGTATCGTCGGGAGGATAGTAAATCCCCATGGTACACGGGCCATAGTTCACAGATCGGGGGAAAAGCCCGCGCGGATATCGGGTCAGGAACTTTAGGGGTGAGCGGAACTAGCGACAGACGATCTGATTCGAGTTCAGGGAGTTCCGTTGAAGGCACGTATGTGATTAGCGACCCCTTCGACCTGGGAGGCATTTTACAATTAGAGGGCAGTCGGCGCTGGCCCTCCGGTGATAAACCGCCGGACTGGGGTGTGGGTGCGCAGTATAGTCTAGAATGGTAAGATGACATTTAAAATTCAACCTACCGATGGAAACACAAGAAGGAACGTATAAATGGCCGAAACTCCGCTACCGCACAGTAATTTCGGCACGGCATCTCTTGTAGAACGCCGCGACGGACTGCCTCCAGTTGAATTGGAGGAAGGGCCAGGGGCCGAGGTTCCTGTAGAGGACACCGCTATTATTGCGGCACCGGGTCTTAATATCGAGCTGGAAGAGGACGGAGGGGTGGTCATTGACTTTGACCCTCGGCCTACCCTTTCTGGTACGGGGGACTTTTACGACAATCTTGCCGAAACCTTATCTGATGCGGCTTTGGGGAAGGTTTCCTCCGAGCTGCTTGAGCAATACGAAGCCAACAAAGACGGGCGCAAGGAGTGGGAGGACACGTATCGGACTGGCCTAGAGCTTCTGGGATTTAAGTATGAAGAGCGCTCAGAGCCCTTCCGAGGAGCTACTGGGGTAACGCACCCGCTTCTCGCGGAGGCGGTGACTCAGTTTCAAGCGCAAGCTTTTGGGGAACTTTTGCCTTCGGGAGGCCCGGTCAGGACTGAAATAATTGGCAAGTCTACACCAGAGGCAGAGGATCAAGCGGAGCGCGTCCGCCACTTTATGAATTATCAAATTACGTGTGTGATGAAGGAGTACACACCGGAATTTGACCAGATGTTATTCCACCTACCCTTGTCGGGTTCTACCTTCAAAAAGGTCTACTATGACGAGTTTCTGGGGCGTGCAGTAAGTAGATTTGTCCCAGCGGAGCAGTTGGTTATTCCGTATATGGCCACGGATCTTGAGACAGCGGAGAACGTTACGCATGTTATTCAGATTAGTGAGAACGAGCTGCGCAAGAAACAGATCGCGGGATTTTATAGCGATGTGGAAATAACTCCGGCTCAGACGGACCCCTCACAGGTCCGCGAAGAGATGGACGATATTGCGGGTGTTTCCCCCAATTATCTGGACCAAGAGGTCACTTTACTGGAATGCCACGTAGACTTGGATCTTGAAGGTTACGAGGATACCGATGAAGGTGGAGAACCTACGGGCATCAAGCTGCCTTATGTCGTTACAGTATCCGAGAACAGCGGCAAGATTTTAAGCGTCCGAAGGAACTACCACCCGGAAGATGAGGCCCGGAAGAAGAATCAGTACTTTGTGCATTTCAAATTTCTCCCCGGCTTTGGGTTTTACGGTCTTGGTTTGATCCACATGATCGGCGGGTTGAGCCGCACGGCCACTGCTGCACTGCGTCAGCTTATCGACGCTGGAACGCTCTCCAACCTTCCTGCCGGGTTCAAGGCTCGCGGATTAAGGATACGGGATGACGACAATCCGCTATCCCCAGGCGAATTTCGAGATGTGGACGCGCCGGGGGGCGCTATTCGCGATTCGTTGATGCTACTGCCGTACAAGGGTGCGGATCAGACTCTGTTCCAGTTGATGGGCTTCTGTGTCGAGGCGGGTCAGCGGTTCGCGGCGGTTTCTAGTTTACAAGTAGGAGACGCAAACCAGCAGGCACCGGTAGGAACCACGATTGCGCTACTGGAGCAGGGCGCTAAGGTAATGTCGGCGATCCACAAGCGGCTGCACTATGCCCAGAAGGAGGAGTTCATCCTTCTTGCCGATGTGCTGGGTCAATCGCTTCCCCCCGAATATCCATATAACGTGGTTGGTGCGGAACGGACCATAAAGGCCGAGGATTTCGACGACAGGGTAGATGTCGTTCCGGTATCGGATCCCAACATCTTTTCCATGGCACAGCGCGTTACACTAGCTCAGACGGAGCTGGAACTGGCGCAATCGGCACCGGATCTCCATAATATGTATGAAGCCTATAGGCGGATATACCAGGCTGTCGGCGTCAAGGATATTGATTCGATACTAAAGCCCGTAGCGCAAGAGCAGCCCGCACCGAAAGATCCGGCGGAAGAGAACTCGGAAGCCCTGGAAAACCTTCCGCTTACAGTTTTCGAAGGCCAGAACCATGACGCGCATATCATGGCGCATCTTGTGTTTGGTTCCTCAAATATGATATCCCAGATGCCCAACATTGCCATGGAGTTGCAAAAGCATGTTATGGAGCATGTGTCTCTCAAGGCCAAGGAGCAAGTGGTAACACAGATCTCGCAGCAGCTTAAAGGCCAGCCGCCAACACCCGAGCAGGCACCTCAGATAGAAAGCATGGTTGCAGAGCTTGTAGCGCAAGGAATGCAGGAGTTGAAAGCTTTGAGTACTCAGATAGCACAGGGACCAAATTCTGGACCTGACCCGCTTATTGCTTTAAAGGAACAGGACTTGCAATTGAGAGCACAGCGAGATGCCGCTGAAAATCAGATAGACCAGGGGCGTCTGGTATTGGATCAGCAGAAGGCTGCGGCAAACGAGAAACTTGGCGCAGATCGTATTCAGTCTAATGAGACCATGGTTCAAGCTCGCATACGTGCTGCTAAAGAGCGAGAACTTCTGAAACAGCAGCGAGGAGGCTAGAGAAAACCATGTCTGAAGGAAAGGGAGCCTCAGTAGGGATAACCCGAAAAGGTGTCGTGATTAAAGGTCAAGGCTTCGTTCCTTATAGTGATAGGAAGGAAGAGAGCACCCCAGATAGTTCTAAAGCTACGTCAACGACGGGCAAGAAGCGGGGTATGGGTGAGGCTCTTCGCGGAGGGAGCTTCAAAATCTGTTAAACATAGCTGGGTTCTTCGCGTCTACCATATTGGTATGACCGAAAGGGCACCGTTGCGCTGCGCTTAATGTCAGCTCAACGCGCTGCCGCTAACATTGAATCGAGGAGAACTAAAGATGGAAATTTTACGAGGGCGCAAGACATATATAATCGCGGCATTGATGGTTGCGGTTGGTTTAATCAACGGTCTTACTGGTGATGCGTCAGGTTGGACTACGGTTTGGGGCGAGTTGCAGACAATCCTGACGGGCTTTGGCCTAGCGGGTCTGCGTGCTGGTATAAACTAGGTGCGCCCGAGGCTATCAAATCGGTGGCGAAGTACTGGGGTTTTCCAGAGAGAGGAGCGCCCTAGTGCTTCGGCACTCATTTAAAAGCTCCAGAGCGAACTGGGCTATCGGTGCGCTTTTGG